TGCCCACGGATCTATTTAACGTGTTCGCAGGAAACAGAACCAAAATAACAAGGAAATAGAAACATGAACAAAGAACCGACGATTAAGAAGAATGGTGCATTGTCTACAAACGTAGTGTTTGAGGCTGATGCAGCAATACAAACTGGAACGGTAACACAAGATGATCTTGCATTACCATTTCTTAAAATACTTGGTCAGTTATCTCCTGAAGTAAACAAGAGAGACGGCAAGTATGTAGAAGGTGCAGAACCTGGAATGATATACAATTCAGTAACAGGTGAACTCTTCAATGGTGAAAAAGGGGTCCAAGTGATTCCATGTTACTACAAACTCGAGTATGTCGAGTGGAAAGATAGAGGAAAAGATGGATCAGGTGCTCCGGTCAATATCTATCCTTCATCAAGTGACATCATGACTAAAACAACTAGAGGTGGGGATTTCAAAGATAGATTACCTAATGGTAATTACATTGAGAAAACTGCACAACACTTTGTATTAGTTAATAGTGCTTCACCAACTACAGCGTTGATTGCTATGAAATCTACTCAATTAAAAATTAGTAGAAAATGGAATAGCATGATGCAAAGTATAAAAATGCAGGGGAAAAACGGATTGTTTACTCCCGCATCTTTTAGCCATCTTTATCAATTAAAAACTGTACAACAGTCTAACGACAAAGGTACATGGTTTGGTTGGGAAGTTAGCAAATCAGGTCCAATCGAAAATGCTGCATTGTATCAACAAGCCAGAAGTTTTTCTGAAAGCATCTCTAAAGGAGATGTCCAGGTTAAACATGGTGAGGAAGATACAATTAAAGCTACCGATGGGTCAGCTAACATAATGTAGTATTCCTTAAGAGGAATTGTTGCAACTAGGGTGGTGAAGCGAGAGTGGATCCACCCTTAAAAATATAAAGATGGAAGAAAAATTTATAGATATATTTACAGGTCTTAAAAGAGACTATGGTTATGCTGATATCAATTCAGCATTTAAAGATCCTGCTACAGGAAAATTAAAATTAAAATATGGTTGGGCAGCTAAAGAATTATTAGAGTCAGATTATTTAGACCATCTTAGTGGTAAAAAATCTATAGGTATACAACCTTGCAATGATGATGGATTAGCAAAATTTGGAGCCATAGATATAGACTCAGATGAATACGATAACTTTGATTTAAGAAAGTATTTAGAAATAATAGATAAAAAAAATATTCCAGTAGTCCCCGTTAAATCTAAAAGTGGTGGACTTCACATATATGTATTTTTTAAAGAGCCCGTCAAAGCTAGTTTTGTTAGAAATTTTTTAGATAAATTATTATTTACATTTGATCTTAAAGCTTCCACAGAAATATTTCCGAAACAAACTCAATTAGGAATAGGCTCAGATAGTAAACCCATTAATGGTAATTTTATTAATTTACCTTATTACAATCGTAATGAAAGAGTAGGTGTAAATCTAGATGGAACAGAGTTTACTTTTGAACAATTTATAAAAGTCGTCGAGGCTAACACAAAAACAAAAGATGATCTAGAAGAATTTGCTACAGAACTTATGCGACTCGAACTAACAGGTGGTGCAGATGAATTTGCAGATGGTCCAGTTTGTTTACAAAGATTATCTAAATCTAAGTTAGATGATTATAGGGATAGATTTATTTATAACTATATGGTGTTTGCTAAAAAGAAATATCCAGATAACTGGGAAGAAAAACTTTTGGAGGGTGCTAGAAATTATATTGTTTATGATAACATTTGGGGAGATGAAAAAGTAAAACAAAAAATTAAAGCGTATAAAAAAGATACTGCAGGACATACTTGTTCAGAAGAACCTATCAATAGTATGTGTGTTAAATCAGAATGTTTAAAAAGAAAGTTTGGTGTAGCATCAGATAAAGTTAAAAAATTTCCTGCGTTGTCAGCATTAATTAAAATAGATTATTCTCCTGAACCAGAGTTTAGATTTACTGTGCATTACAATGACAAGGTAGAAGGTGAAACTACTCAACAGATAATAGCTAGAGACATTAATTATATTATGGACCAAGAAAAACTTAGACGTTTAATTGGAGCTCACACACCGATTCCACCACCACGAATCAAGGGGGATGACATGCAAAATATTTTAGATAATCTGTGGCAAGGAATGAAAACAGAAAAAGCTCCGCCAGGTACATCACCAAAAGAAATACTTCATAAACATCTAGATGATTATATTCATGGTGTACCAGCAGTCAGTGACGCTTCTTTTAGAAGCGGTAGCACATTGATTGATGATGGTTTTGCTTATTTTGTATTTGATCCTTTCTATAATTTTTTAAAGAATAAAGAATGGAAATCTAAAATAGATAGGACAGGACAAATGATGATGGATTTTTTTAGTGCAGAACTTAGGAGTCTTAAACGATATCCTAAAAAAGAATCAGAAAAGAAATCACATAACCCAGTTAGATGTGTTAAAATATCAATGACACATTTTGAAAGAGAAGAAAACCCTGTTGAAATAATACCAATGAAAAGCAAAAAGGACATACTATGACAGACAAAAAAATACCTACAGTGCATGTATCAATGCCTTGTTATGACACCATGCAGGTACCAACTTGTTTAAGTTTATTAAAACTATTTGATAAGTTTACTGCAGCTAAAATTAAAACTAATATATCTACATTTAAATCTCCCTACGTAGGTTATTCTAGAAATATACTCTCAGCTATATTTTTAGAGTCTAATTATGATTATCAATTATTTGTGGATGCAGATGTAAGTTTTGAACCAGAGGTTATTGGTTCAATGATCATGGCACAAAAAGATTTTATTTGTGCACCCTATAGAAAAAAAACTCATGATAACTCTGTATCTTATTCTGTAGCCTTTCCAGATTATAAAAATATAAATATAGATAAATCAGGGATCACGGAAATTATTGGAGGCCCTGCAGGACTCACATTGATACATAGATCTGTGTATGAAAAATTAATAAAAGATTATCCACAATTAAAAATTAAATATGCTTCAGGGATATCTAAGGAACAAAAAGAATATCTATATAATTTTTGGGAAAATACTTTTGATTCAAAAGAAGGTGCTTGGTATGGAGAAGATGTTTCTTTTTGCAGTATAGCACGACAAGCGGGATTTAAACTTCATGCCTTAGTTCATTGTGAAGTTGGACATCACGGTACATTTAACTTTTCTGGAAAGTTTGTAGACACATTTGCACCGACTGATGAAAAAAGTAACTAAAATATACGGACCTCCAGGCACAGGTAAAACTGAAAAATTAATCAGGAGAGCTATGGCTTACATTCGAGTAGGCACTCCCGTAAGTAAGATTGGTTATTTTGCATTTACTCGTAAAGCAGCTAACGAAGCAAAAGATAGGATGCTTAAAAAAAATCCTAAGTACAAAAAGAAACAGTTAAAATATTTTCAAACATTACACTCATTAGCTTTTCATAGTTTAGGATTAAGAGAAGAAAATGTAATGCAAGATTATCATTACAATGATCTTGGTAAAGAATTAAGTGTAAGAGTTAATGCAAAAAAAGATACAGATGCTTCACCATATTTAACTTGCGATAATGAATACTTTCAAATTATTTTAAAAGCAAAAGAAAAGGATATACCTGTGTGGGATGAATACTGCACAGCTGAACATTCAACTAATGTAAGTCCAGATCTTTTAAAACATATAGAAGCAAATTATAACAACTATAAACATCCTGATGTAAATAATCTAGTTGATTTTACAGACATGATTCATGACATTGTACAACAACCCGATAAGATTCCAGAGTTTGATGTAGTTTTTATTGATGAAGCTCAAGACCTATCTCCAATACAATGGAAACTTTACGATATATTAAAATCTAAATCTAAAAAAGTTTATCTTGCAGGAGATGATGATCAAGCAATATATGGCTGGGCAGGAGCAGATGTAGATAGATTCATACAAGAAGAAGCTGTAGAAAAAGTATTATCTAAATCACGTAGAATACCTAAAGCTGTCCAAGATATCTCAGAAATTATTACTGCTAGGATTGAAGGGCTCAGAGCAACTAAAAATTATTTACCCAGAGACGAAGAAGGTTTGTGTAGTAAAATTAATAGCTTAGAGAATCTTGACTTATTTAGTCAGGATTGGTTAATCTTAACCAGAACTATATCTAGGTCTAAAGAAATATGTGATCTATTAAAAGTAAAAGGTTTATATTATGAAAACAAACATCAAAAGAGTTACAATACTAAACTATATAAGGCTATTATTAATCACAGCAAATGGTTAAATGGCGAATCAATACCGGATACAGCATTAGAAGACATTAAAGAATACATGGGCAACAGAGAACTTAAAAAAGATTTAAAGTGGTTCGAATGTTTTGATAATGCTCCAGCTGAAGATAAAATTTACATAAGACTTATGTTGTCAAATAAAGAAAAATTAAGTGATGAAGCGAGAATTAAAGTATCTACTATTCATGCAGCTAAAGGTGGTGAATGTGAAAATGTAATTTTAGTATTAGACAATGCTAAAAAAATAAGAGAAGCTACAATAAAAAGCGTAATAAAGCGTGACGAAGAGCATAGAGTATGGTATGTAGGTTGTACGAGAGCCAAAAGAAATTTATATTTAATGAGAGCAAAAATTGAAAGAAAAGGATATCAACTATGAGTAAAGTTTGGGATAAGCAGCACGGCGGAAGCCACTACCAAAAATATAAAATTCAGCCCAGTAAGTTTGTAGTAGAGAACGAATTATTATACCCAGAAGGATGTGCTATTAAATATATAATTAGACATCGTGACAAGGGAAAGAAACAAGATTTATTAAAAGCAATACACTTTATTGAAATGATAATAGAAAGGGATTACAAATGAAAGTACCTTTATTTGAGGCACAAACAGAATGGAATGAACCAGAAGAATATCCTGATCTAAGAAAATACGACGAGATTGCAATTGACTTAGAAACAAGAGATCCGGATTTAAAATCTAAAGGTTCAGGTTCTATCATTGGTAATGGGGAAGTTGTAGGTATAGCTGTTGCTGTGCCAGGTCGTAAATTTTATTTTCCAATTGCTCATGGATCAGGACCAAACATGAATCGTAAAAAAACTTTAGAATGGTTCAAAGATATTTGTGAGTCAGATGCTATAAAAATATTTCATAATGCAATGTATGATGTGTGTTGGATTAAATCTATAGGTCTTAAAATTAATGGACAAATAGTTGATACAATGATTGCTGCATCATTGATTGATGAAAACAGATTTAGATTTGATTTAAATAGTTTGTCTTGGGATTACTTAGGTCACGGTAAAAATGAAGCTGCATTAAATGAAGAAGCAAAGTCTAGAGGATTAGATCCTAAAGCAGATATGTGGCAACTCCCGGCAATGTATGTTGGATCTTATGCAGAAAAAGATGCAGAGCTTACATTAGAGCTGTGGCAAATATTTAAAAAAGAATTAATGCATCAAGATGTTGAATCTATTTTTGAACTTGAGACGGATCTTTTTCCTTGCCTGGTAGACATGCGTTTCCTTGGAGTCCGAGTAGACGCTCAACGAGCTCATAAATTAAAGCAGCAGTTAACATTGCAAGAAGAAGAGCTCCTGCACAAAATAAAAAAAGAAACGCAAATAGACGTTCAGTTAATGGCTGCAAGAAGTGTTGCGAAAGTTTTTGATAAACTTGGCTTACCATACGAACGAACTGCGAAATCACACGCTCCATCCTTTACAAAAAATTTTATTCAGAACCATAGTCATCCTGTAGTTAGAATGATTGCTCAAGCAAGAGAAGTTAATAAGGCTCATACTACTTTTATTGATACCATAATTAAACATGAACATAAAGGTAGGATACATGCAGACATAAATCAAATAAGGTCAGATTATGGCGGAACTGTGACTGGTAGATTCTCGTATTCAAACCCAAATTTACAGCAACTTCCTGCCAGAAATAAGGATCTTGGACCTATGATTAGGTCCATATTTATACCAGAGGAAGGCCATACATGGGGTTGTTTTGACTATTCTCAGCAAGAGCCTAGGCTGGTAGTGCATTATGCATCTTTACACAAATTTCCATCAGTCAATGATGTAATAGATAATTATGAAAACGATACTTCTACAGACTTTCACCAGGTAGTAGCGGACATGGCAAAAATACCTAGGTCTCAGGCCAAGGTAATTAATCTAGGTTTGTTTTATGGAATGGGTAAAGCTAAACTTCAAGCAGAGTTAGGTGTATCAAAAGATAAGGCAGCAGAATTGTTCGATCAATACCACGCTAAAGTTCCCTTTGTTAAGCAGTTAATGAATAGTGCTTCCAATCGTGCCCAAGAGCGTGGTCAAATTCGAACTCTCTTGGGACGATTGTGTAGGTTTCATTTGTGGGAACCCAATCAATTCGGTATGCATAAAGCATTGCCTCACGAAGAAGCACTCCAGGAACACGGACCAGGAATTAGAAGAGCTTATACCTACAAAGCATTAAATAAATTAATACAAGGATCAGCTGCTGATATGACAAAAAAAGCAATGTTAGATCTTTACAAATCTGGTATAGTAGCTCACATACAAATTCATGACGAACTATGTGTAAGTGTTCGAGATGATGAACATGCACAACAAATAGTTGAAGTTATGGAGAACGCTGTAACTTTGGAAGTCCCCAACAAAGTTGATTATGAAAAGGGCAAAACTTGGGGAGATATTAATGGTTAATTATGGCTTACTTAAATGCAAACATACCGGTAGAGTATGCACAAATCAGAAGGGAATATTTATATGATCTTAAAAAACATCATGGAGAAGTTGAAGACTGTATTATCTTTGGCATTAGCTGTATGTCAGGTCGTGCTATCTTATGGCATGCTATTATGGAAAATGGCGCAATCTTTTATCGTCTCCCAATTACGGCTTTTATTCAACGTGGTTATGAACCCTCAGTTGTTCCCACCAAGAGACTTGATGAATTGGAGCTTTGGAATTCTTTTAGTTATTATCCTGCTGTTACTAGTTATGATATTTTAGCTGGCCAAGCAGGTAAATATATAGGCAAAGATAAAAAATGGCATACAGGTAAATATTTATTTACTATTGACTTTGCTCATCCAGAGAGTAACATTGTTGACACTGATCATTCAGAGATCCCGCATGAACACAAATGCGCTCACATACTTGCTTTAGATGATGGCAACTATGCTGCACAACCTAACAATCGATTAATTTGGGACTTACCTTCGTTTACAGTGAAGGATAATATTCCTGATTGGAAAGTGCAAACTAATGAATGGAACGTAGAAAATACACAACAGTGGCGAACTGAGGACACTGATAATTTTTTTTACGAAATGGAGGAAAAGAAAAATGATTAACAATGGAATATGCATAGACTGTGGACATAGACATAGAGGAATTGCACAATGTAGTTTCTGTGATTGTGTATGGGAAACTATAAAATTAGTGGAGGAAAATATGATTAAAAAAATTTGGAAAAAAATAAAAGAAGTTGCTAAAAGATTAATGTTCTGGACTAGATAATGGATTTAGCAAGTTTACTAAAAAAGAATTTTGTATTAGTTCCGGTAGTGGCTTCGGTCCTTGTCGGAACTTTTACTGGTGTTAAATATGTAGTAAACTTAACAGATACTATTAATGGAAATAAAGCACAGATAGAAAACATTCAAAAAGATATGGATGTCCTTACAGACAAAGTAAATTTGATAACAGGTAAACTTGAAAGAGCTGAAGGAACATGGGAGATGGCTGAAAACTTATATGAATTATTAGCTAATAAAGTTAATGAAATGGAATGGGATATTAAAGATTTAAACAGAGAGATAAATTATTAGGATGAACAATGGAGATTGCCAGGATGAATTATTATTTTACAGGGATATTAATTGTTTTGCTATGTCTGTTAGCTTTTATGGGTCCTGCATATCCTAGAAACGAATACTTAAACTCATACCCTAACGAATGTAGAACTGGTGAAGTAGATGTATCAGTATCTCGTAGAGATTATGATTATAACAACTACGATAATTCCTGGAATGGTAGTGATACAGAAGAAGTAAGACTTACGTTTAGAAAGTATTTAGGTAATTTACAGTGCAATGAAAGGAACGATTTAGCGTTGGAAAATGAACGACTTAGACAACAATTAGAGTTAATGAAGATGTGTAACAAAGTGAATAGAAATCCTACACTTAAACACAACTCAAACTTTGATTTGTTAGTATCAAAATGTAGAGGTGTTGTGCCTGTAAACATAAATGAAGAGAGACCCGACCGTAAAAATTTATGGAAAGAAGAGAAGAAAAAATACTTAAAAGATAATCCAGAGGCTAAAACCATGGATAACACGACATTGAAAATGCCTCCAAAAGATTATATATTGCCTCTACCAAAACCAAAATTAGATGAATAAAAAACCATTAAATATATCTGAAGAGGCCGCTGTGCAGATGCCGATGAAAACGGTTGCTAGCCTAATTTTACTCGTAGCAGCCGGCGTGTTCGCATACACCGAGTTGACTGCAAGGTTGGTATCGTTAGAGACATCACGTGAATTGTTTGAAGCTGACCTGCTCAAGAAAAGTGAACAACTGCCCACGGACCAGGAACAA